GAAACTGATGAGGAAGAAGTAGTAGAAGAAGATTTTGACATCGAAGAAGATGTTAATGCTCTTCTTGCTGGCGAAGAACTTTCCGAAGAGTTTCAAGAGAAAGCAAGAGTCATTTTTGAAACAGCAATTAAAACAAAAGTTGCTGAAGTAAAAGAACAAATCCAATCTGAGTATGAAACAGCACTTATTGAAGAAGTTCAGGCAATTAAGTCAGAACTAACTGAGCGTCTTGACGCTTATCTTGAGTATGTTGCTGATGAGTGGGTTGCTGAAAACGCACTCGCAGTTGAGCACGGTCTTAAGACCGAAATGACTGAATCATTCCTTGCTGGAATGAAGAGTCTTTTTGAAGATCATTATGTAACAATCCCTGAAGATAGATATGATGTTATCGAGAGTATGGTAGATAAGCTTGATGAAATGGAGACAAAACTCAACGAGCAAATCGAAAGAAACGTTGCTCTAAATAAGAGATTAGCAGAGTCCGTATCCGATGTAATCTTTGCGGAGGTAACTGAGGGTCTAGCACTGTCTCAGAAGGACAAACTCGCTTCTCTTGCCGAAAATGTTGAGTTTGATAGTGAAGCTAGCTATCGTGAGAAACTGGTAAAACTAAGGGAATCATACTTCCCTTCAAACGCTGGTACTCAAAGAAGTAAAACTGAAAATGTTTCAGAAGAAGTAACCACAGATGGTCAAGCGATTCAAGAATCGTATTCACCAATGATGGCTGCTTATCTGCAGACACTTGGCAGAGCTTCTAAAAAGTGATTTATAGATAATAGTCAAACTAACACTTCCAAAGAGGTAAAAACAAATGCAAATGTTCAACACCGAGCATCTGCAGGAGAAGTGGGCACCAGTCCTTGACTACGACGGTCTTGATCCAATCAGAGATTCGCATCGTAGAATGGTAACTGCCGTTCTCCTGGAGAACCAAGAAAGAGCGATTCGTGAAGAGCGCGAATTTCTCTACGAAGCACCAACTAATGGAACCGGTTCATCTGGTACAACCGCAGGTCTAGGTGGTCTTGCCGCCCAAACGGGTCCTACCGCAGGTTTCGACCCTGTTCTGATCAGCCTAATTCGCCGTTCAATGCCTAACCTGGTTGCTTATGACCTCGCTGGCGTTCAACCAATGAACGGTCCTACTGGACTGATCTTCGCAATGCGTTCACGCTACACCAACCAGAGTGGCACTGAAGCATTCTTCAACGAAGCAAACACTGCATTCTCCGGCGTAAGCGGAAGCTTCGCTTCTGGTGATGTAGGTTCTGGTTATACCCAGAATGAAGGAGCTCTCACTGGCGGTGCCGTTGGTTTCGGTACTACCGCAGCTCACTCAAGTGCTACCAACCCTGCTGCTCTTAACCCAGAGGGTTCACAAACCGCTACCACCTATCCAGTTGGTCGTGGTATGGACACTGAGGATGCTGAATCACTGGGCGAAAGCAATGCTTTCAACCAGATGGCATTCTCAATCGAGAAGGTCACTGTAACCGCTAAGTCAAGAGCTCTGAAAGCTGAGTACTCATTAGAACTCGCACAAGACCTCAAGGCAATCCACGGTCTGAATGCTGAAGCGGAATTAGCAAACATTCTCTCAACTGAGATTCTTGCTGAAATCAACCGCGAAGTTATCAGAACCGTCTATAAGGTTGCTGAGTCTGGTGCTCAAACCAACGTTGCTACCGCTGGTGCTTTCGACCTTGACGTTGACTCCAACGGTCGTTGGTCAGTTGAGAAGTTCAAGGGTCTGATCTTCCAGATCGAGCGTGATGCTAACGCTATCGCCCAGAGAACTCGTAGAGGGAAGGGTAACATGATCCTCTGCTCTGCTGATGTTGCTTCGGCACTCACTATGGCAGGTGTTCTTGATTACACCCCAGCACTCAACGCTAACCTCAACGTTGATGATACTGGTAACACCTTCGCTGGTGTTCTCCAAGGTAAGTACAGAGTATATATTGATCCATATTCTGCTAACCTTGCTGCTGACCAATACTACGTTGTTGGTTACAAGGGTTCCTCACCTTATGACGCTGGTCTGTTCTATTGCCCATATGTACCTCTACAGATGGTACGTGCCGTTGGCGAGAATACCTTCCAGCCAAAAATTGGCTTTAAGACCCGTTATGGTCTTGTTGCCAACCCATTCGCTGAGGGTACCTCACAAGGTCTTGGACGCCTTGCTGTTAACGCAAACCGTTACTACAGAAGAGTCAAGGTTCAAAACCTTATGTGATCTATTCACAAGATCATACGAAGAGGGGCATATGCCCCTCTTTTTTTTATCTAAATAAAAATAAAACTATCGGTAAAATGAAACCAACACCAAAAGAAGCAAAGGTAATTCATGAGCACTATGAAAGAGTTGTTGAGCATCTAATCAATGAAGGTTACACAACAGATAAAGAAGGTGCTGATAAAATCATTAGCGGTATGAGTGAAGACTGGTATAATTTAATTGTCGCTGATTGATAATGGCATCTGCTTTTGCGAATCAAATACAAAACAGAAATTTTCTTTCTCCTATAGGATTTAAATTTACTCTGGCAAAATATCCAAAGGTTTCATTTTTTGTGAACTCTGCTAGATTGCCAGAAATTAATCTTGGAACTGCTATTCAACCAAACTACTTGAAAGATATTGATGTTCCTGGAGAAAAATTAACGTATGGTGATTTTAATTTAACTTTTTTTGTTGATGAAAATATGGAAAATTATATGACCATTCACAACTGGTTGACTGGTCTTGGATTTTCAGAAACAGCACAACAATATAAAGATCTTATAACAAATGAAGAAGGTATTAGAGATGGTAAAGAAGCATTTAGTGACGGAACTTTAAGAATACTTAATAGTAATTTTAGAGATATTGCTCTAGTTAAATTCAAAGATTTGTTTCCAACTTCAATTTCATCACTTGAGTTTGAATCTTCCGATACAGACATAAACTACTTTACAGCAGACGTAACTTTCAAGTATACTGTCTATAATATCCTGGATAAAAACGGCAATCCTTTATGAATCTTGATGAGATTCAGGAGATGTGGCAGAGAGATTCGGTCATTGATCCTGATAATTTACACGATGAATCTTTAAAAATTCCTCAACTACACGCAAAGTATTATATAATCTATAATACGATTACCCTGCTACGTGAAAAAGCAAGAGAGACACATAGCAAAGTAAAACTTGATCGTTACAATTACTACACAGGAAAGGCGCCTATAGAGGTCTATGAGGATGAACCTTTCCCATATAAAGTTAGAGATAAAGACGCCTTACAGAGGCATATGGACGCTGATGAGAGGTTGAATAAGATAGATCTTAAAATTAGATACTATGATATTATGCTTAAGTTTCTTGAGGAAGTAATTAGAACAATTTCCAATAGAACTTATCAAATTAAAAATGCCATTGAGTGGCATCGGTTCCAAGCGGGGTTTAATTGAACCCCCTTTTTTATGGCAATAAATATTTTTGTATTGATATGAACTTATGTCACACTTGGTTATATCTAAAAAGAATGAGGTATATCTTCAGGTAAAAGCAGAACCACACGTCTATTACGAACTAGCAGATCAGTTCACATTTGACGTACCAGGTGCCAAGTTTATGCCACAGTATCGCAACAAATATTGGGATGGAAAGATACGTTTGTTTAATACACAGACTGGTGAGATTTATGTTGGTCTTTTAGATAAACTCACTCGTTTTTGCGAAAATCATGAATATACTTATGAATTTACTAATAATAAGTTTTATGGTCTTCCTTTTGAGGTAAACGAACACATCTCAAAAGAAGGTGTAAAAGATTATATGAAATCTATCTGCAAGTATGCTCCCCGTGAATACCAAGTTGAGGGAGTATACGACGCTTTAAGACATAATCGAAAGTTGTTGATATCTCCAACTGCTTCTGGAAAGTCGATGATGATATACTCGATTGTGAGATATTACGTTGAGAAAGGACAAAATACTCTGATAGTCGTTCCGACGACATCCCTTGTAGAACAGATGTATAAAGACTTTGCAGATTATGGGTGGGACGTGGGTTCATACTGCCACAAGATATATGCTGGAAAAGAAAGAGAAACAGACTCTCAGGTAATTATCACAACCTGGCAATCCATCTACAAACTTCCTCGTCAATACTTTTCAAGATTCAATGTGGTCGTTGGAGATGAGGCACACCAGTTTAAATCAAAGTCATTAGTATCTATAATGACAAAACTTTCAGATGCTAAATTTCGTTACGGTTTTACAGGAACCTTAGATGGAACTCAAACACACAAATGGGTTTTAGAAGGTCTATTCGGTCCTTATTATAAGATCATCAGAACAGAAGAACTGATGCAGAAGGGTCACGTTGCTAAATTAGATATTAATATCCTTCTATTAAAACACCCACCAAATAAATTTGAAAACTTTGAGGAAGAAGTTCAATATATTATCAACCACGAAAAACGCAATAAGTTTATCCGTAATCTTGCCCTTGACCTTAAAGGAAATACTCTCATCCTCTTCTCAAGAGTAGAAGGTCATGGACAACCTTTATACGAACTCATAAATAATGGTACAGTTGAACAACGCCATGTGTTTTTTGTTCACGGTGGTGTAGATACAGAAGATCGAGAAAAAGTCAGAGAAATTACTGAAAAAGAAAACAACGCAATCATTGTTGCCTCATACGGAACTTTTTCCACTGGTATTAATATTAAGAACTTACACAATGTAATTTTTGCTTCACCATCAAAATCAAGAATCAGAAACCTTCAATCAATCGGAAGAGTTCTAAGAAAGGGAGACAATAAAACAAAGGCAACTTTATATGACATTGCCGATGATATCAGTTATAAGTCAAGAAAAAATTATACACTTAACCACTTAATCGAAAGAATCAAAGTTTATAACGAAGAAAATTTTAATTATGATATTGTAAACATTCCGCTAAAAAACTAATGGGAGAAGAGTTTTACGCATCAATAAAACTAGTTTCTGGGGAAGAAATCTTTGCTCTTATTTCTGTAGATGAAAATGAGGGAGATACAATATTAATTCTTCAAAATCCGGTTATTATGAAGGTTTTAGATAGCCCTCATGGAACTTATGTGAAAGTAAAACCTTGGATGGATATAGCAACTGATGATATCTTTATTGTTAAACTTGATAAAGTAATTACAATGAGTGAAATTAATGATAAAAAAGTTATTGGTTTCTATGAAAAATATTTAAGAGATGAAGATGGTAATTCTAATGAACCAAATAAAGTGGATATTTCAGATAAGATGGGATATATTGGATCAGTTGACGATTCTCGCAAGAGACTTGAAAGAATATTTAAAGGCTTTAAAGAAATCTAAATCCTCATCTTCAACCCTAGCAAAGCGATTCTACTCATATTTTTAAAAGTTGTCAAGCTTAAAAAGTATGTTATAATAGACATAATATTTTTTTATTGAATTAACAATGTCATGCCAAAAAAGAAATCAGAGCATTATGTTAATAACAAAGAACTTTTAGAAGCACTAATCGTTTATAGGTCAAAGGTTGCTATTGCTAAGGAAAAGGGTCTCCCAAAACCGCGTATTAGCAATTATCTGGGTGAGTGTTTTCTTAAAATTGCAACACACCTTTCATATAAACCAAATTTCGTGAACTATATGTTCAGAGATGATATGATTTCTGATGGCATCGAAAATTGTATTCAATACATTCACAATTTTGATCCAAATAAAAGTAGTAATCCATTTGCTTACTTTACTCAAATCATTCATTATGCTTTTCTTCGTCGTATCCAAAAAGAGAAAAAGCAATTAGAAATCAAAACTAAGATTATTGAAAAAACTGGTTTTGATGAAGTTATGATGGTTGATGATAGCTTGCTTTCTGGCAGCACAAGCGACTATAATACCATCAAGGATAATATTCAGTATAGGTCTCGATGAAGATTGCCATCATTACGGATACTCATTACGGTGCTAGAAAAGGTTCCAAACATCTGCACGATCACTTTGAACTTTTTTACAAGAATGTATTTTTTCCATCTCTGGAAAAGTATGGCGTAGAAGCAGTTGTTCATATGGGTGATGCTTTTGATAGTCGCAAATCAATCGATTATCAAAGTTTGGAGTGGGCAAAACGAGTTGTATTTGATCACCTTTCAAAGTATCCAGTTCATATGATTATTGGAAATCATGACTGTTACTATAAAAATACAAATGATGTAAATTCTCCAAAACTTCTTTTACAAACTTATCCAAACATTAAAACTTATAGTGAAGTAACAGAAATTAAACTAGACAAACTTAAGGTTTTACTTGTCCCTTGGATTAACTCAGAGAATTACGAAAGCATTGCTACTGCTATACAAAAAACCTCCTCCAAAGTTGCGATGGGTCATTTGGAACTGAATGGTTTTCGTGCTCATCGTGGGCACGTGATGGAAGACGGTATGGATTGTAAGTTGTTTGAAAAATTTCAATATGTTTTTTCTGGGCATTATCATACCAGATCAAACGATGGAAAAATTTTCTATCTGGGTAATCCTTATGAGATGTTCTGGAATGATGTGAATGATACTCGTGGGTTTCATATTTTTGATACTCAAACTTTAGAACTTACTCCGATTAATAATCCTTATAAAATGTTTTACAACATTTATTATGAGGATACTCCCTATCAAATGTTCGATGCTACAGAATATGCGAATAAAATTGTCAAAGTAGTTGTTCGTAAAAAATCAAAACCAAAAGACTTTGAAAAGTTCATTGATAAACTCTACGGAATCGGCGTTCAAGATCTAAAAATTATTGAGAACTTTGAAATTCAAGAAAGCGAAGACTTTGAAATTGGTGAAGATGAAAATACAATGACAATTTTAAATAGATATATTGAAGAGTCTGAAGTTTCTCTTGATAAGGTAAAGATAAAAAATATTTTTCAGCAAATTTACAAGGAGGCTTGTGAAGTAGAGTAATGTTTTTATTAGCAGTTAAAGACCGTAAAGACGATGGTGCTTATGCTGTAATTAATCAGGATGGAGAAAAAGTCCTTTTTTTATTTGAAGAAGAAGATGATGCTGTAAGATATGCTCTCCAATTAGAAGATCAAGAAGATTCTGAAATGGATGTCGTTGAAGTTGATGATGCTCTTGCCATAAAAACTTGTAGGATGTATAATTACAAATATGCTGTGATAACACCTAACGATATTGTTATTCCCCCTAACTTGAATGATAACTTTCAAAAAGATTAAATGGAAAAATTTTCTTTCCACAGGTAACCAATGGACAGAAGTTGATTTCCAAAAAAATCACACTAATTTAATTATTGGTACAAATGGTGCTGGTAAGAGCACTATTCTAGATGCTCTTACTTTTGTTTTGTTTAATAAACCATTTCGTAAAATCAATAAACCACAATTAGCCAATACCACTAACGAAAAAGATTGTTTAGTAGAGATTGAATTTTCTTTGAACAATCGAGATTATTTGGTGAGAAGGGGAATCAAACCAAATATTTTTGATATTGAAGTAAATGGAAGTTCTCTTCATAAAGAAGCAGATGACCGAACTAACCAAAAAATTCTAGAAGAAAATATTCTAAAAGTAAACTACAAGTCATTTACTCAAATTGTTATTTTGGGTAGTAGTACTTTTGTGCCTTTTATGCAGTTAACAACTGCTCATCGTCGTGAAGTGATTGAAGATCTGTTGGATATTCGTATCTTTTCAGCGATGAATAATTTGATCAAAGATAAAATCCGTGAGAAAAAAGATCAAATAAAATCTTTAGAGTTAAAAAAACAAACTCTAAAAGAAAAACAGCAGATGCAACAAGAGTTTATTGAAGAACTTGAAAGTCGTGGTAATGCCAATATAAACACCAACCAAGACAAGATTACCAAGTTAGATCAGGAAGTTGGCATTTATATGACTGAAAATGCCCGCACAGAAGAGGATA